GCTTCAACGTTCATACCTAGATCCATAAGGTCATCGTAGGCATCTGTGGCTCTTTGCGCTAAATCGTCTAGCTCTTTATCACCAATGTCGCCTAGTCCTTTGACCATTGGCAATGCTGCGGAAATTTTATCATATTCTGATATGTCTCGCAACAATGTCTGCGGGTCAGCGGGCAGATTTTCTTTTTCTGCTTTCTTAATGTCTTTCTTATTCTCTGGTAAATTTAGAATTTCTTCGAGTTTTTTCATATTATTACTTATCGCTTTTTGGCACTTCCATAGAATAAATCTTGCTCATTGAGCACTCTAAAGCGTATGCCTTGTCCTTTGCACCAAGCACTAGCTGCTGCCCATTTTGCTTGATTCTTAACATACTGTATTTGATTGTTGACATTCTTGCCTACTTTCTCTAACAGTGTTTGATTCTGAGGTTTTACTTCTATTAGCTCAGTTAGTATCTTTCCATTCTTATCTACATACTGTATAAAAAAATCCGGAATATAAACTGTGTTACGATTAGTAGTAGGGTCGCGATATGGAATCTGAACTGCTTCGCTGGCCCATTTTAATATGCTTTCGTTGGTATCACAGAAACGCATAAAGGCCCATTCCCAACTTGATCTATATGTAGGACTGCGATTTCCTACGTATTTTTCGGGGTGAGTAGGAACAAACTTCCCCCTAGCAAATCTACTCATGGACGTATATTTCTAGACTCGAAATTATTAGCAGTATAAGGTATACCGTATCCCAATGCACTAGTTGCCTCTCGCTTTGTATTCAACACTTCTGTGACCACTCTGCTTAGTTGGACATCAGTTAACCCTTTAAGTGTGTCAATTACTGCAAAAGGTTTGATATTTTCAAATTTTGCCTGAGTAAGAATACTGATAGCTGTAGATTGTGCAGCATCTTGGTCGAACCCTCTTTTCTGAAAGAATCCAACTACTGCATCTATTTCATTAGAAGCAAAACTAATTTGTTTTAAGAAATAGCTGTCAAAAAATGTTTTAACTGCTGTGCTAGAATCATTAGCAGTGGTTTGTGAACTAGGTAAACTGCTCATTTAAGGTAAATTCCTTTGCTGTGCTTGTGTAGTTGTTGATTGACTATTAGCAGTTGGCACTACAATTTTATTAAGTCCGCCAGTTCTAGTTTGAACAATTTCATTGGCAGCTTGATTGATAGTGCCTGTGATTGTAGAATTAATAATAGATCTACCTTCAGTCTTTAAACCTGCAGATGTTAGATTTTTTGCATTTTGATAAGTGTTGACTGCTGAGATAGCAGTAGATAAAAAGTCTAATGGAGTTTCTTTCCAACGTCCGGATGATACACTGCCAAATACATCTACTATTCCAGCTAGAACGCCGCCTGGACCTAATAGTGTAGAAGTTCCGCCGCCTGCCACTGATAAAGGACTTGGGGTTCTGTCGTAGTGATCTAATGCAAATCCTAGCGGATTGCCTGGAGTTACTCGTCCACTACCAAATTTTACTGCCTCATAATCAAAGGTCATAGTGCATTCTTGTGATTGGCCTGAATTGTAATCAACAGTATCAAATGCCCAAGATTTTATCAATGGGTTTACTAATTCATAACTGACAAATTCTTGTCGAGCCATTTGGTATACAACAATGCTGCTAAAAAACGGATAAGAACTATCGTTATCTAAACCATATCTATAGGGTGTTCCGCGCTTCATAGCATTTCTTTCATAGCTTCCTGACACACTAGCAGTGCTAGGTGTTGCATAGTAGTAGCTATAATAATTTTGCCACAATCTGTTAATTGTGCTGTTGTTATCATCGTGAAACTTGATAGTTACAGGCTGAAAACTTTGTTTAGTTTGAACGTGTTTAATCCTATTATATTGATTAACAGTATCTGTTTGCATGGTAAAACTCGGTAGTGTTACGTTCTTAACTAATAAGTTTATTTCGTTTTGATTTTGTAAAATCAATGACGGAATTTTATAAGCTGCTGTGTTGATCTTAAGGCACACATGAAATAAATGTTTGTGCTTTGGAGCCAGTCGAAACGTATCATCAGAGAACGTTCTTGCAGCGTGTTGAAAATCGCGCATCTGACCACCGGGATTTGTAATCCCCGATAAAAAGCCATTTAATTTATTTGCCATACAATTATTTATTCAAATAAAAAACCCAGTTTTACAAATAAAAAAGGCTGAACGAGTCAGCCTTTTTATTTTAGTAAAATATAGTTTACTATTAACCGCCAACACCAGTAGCGTTGGTTCCAACAGTTCTTGTAACTGCAGATCCAATACCAGCCTGTGCACCTTTCTGGTTAGCATTGTCGTATTTGATAGTCATCTGAATAGTCATTGCTTCGTTAGTGCCATAGTTCATTTCTTGGTAGTTAACGTTTTCTAAGTAGCAACCATATAGTTCCCACTCTTCAAGAACTGTGGGTGCGTTGTTTCCGTTACCACCGTCTAACACTTGTAGTCGCGTCATAAACTTGTAGTCAATACCTGCAGCAGCACTTGACATCTCAAAGAAGTCAAATTGCTTTTGCACTTGTTGACCAATTAGTTTAGAAACTTGGCCTGTAGCATCGTCACGTAGCGTTGCCTGCACTGTTTGCCATGCATGACGACCAGCAACATAAATTCTTGAGTTATATGTTGGCAGTTCAATTGCTTCAAACTGGATTGTAGGTCTAGGGAAAGATACTACTTGTTTTGTAAGTTCAGTAGTAGGGGTTCCCTTAGCACCGAAGTTTTCGAATGTTACACGAAATCTGTATTTTAGTTTTGGATGCAACATGCCCTGTGGTTGCGAACCATCTAAGGGCACTGTGAATCTAGATAATGTTGCTGATGACATTTATGTTCTCCGTCGTAGTATTTATCAATTAACCTAGAGCTGCAATTTCACCAGTATTCTTAATTCTCAATGGAATGTAAATAAACTCCACTGCTTTAACTGGTTCAATAGCAATATCTACGTGTAATTCATTACGATCAATTCTGGCAGGTGTGTTGTTAGATTCATCACATACTACTAGGAAGTCGTATAAAGCACGTTGTCCTACTAACTCTAACATTAGACTTTCGCAGGCATTCTTGATCTCGTCTCTTGTTATTTTATCATTAGGCTCAAACAAGTATGGTTTAGCTAATTGATTTAACTGTCTACGTAAGTATACAATTAAACGTGCTACATTAATTCTATCTAATGCGCTGGCATTTCTAGCACGAGTATACTGACCGTATGCTACTAGTCCAGAACCTGATAAGAATGTAATTGGGTTAGTCTTAATGCTAGCCATTGTATCACGCTGGCCTTCATTTAGAGCAACTGTCTTGAACTCGCCTTCGCCATCAACATAACCAACTGCTGTTGCGTTAGTAATGCCACCACGACGTGTTCCTGCTGGAGCAAACCATGGATAAGCAACTTGGTCGTTCAAACTAATAGTGCGTAGCATCATGTGGCTTGGTGGAACAACAATGTTGTTGCCAGCGTTGTCACTTGAGAAGCCCCATGGATAGTAAATGCCTAGATATTCATCAAAGCTAACTAAACCAGTGTCGTCATCCTGGACTGCGCCTTCTGCATTGTTACCCCAATTGCTGATGCTGGTAGCACCGTTAGGTAGTCTTGCAGGACTGTCACCAACAACAAATGCTGTCAATGCACGATCATAGTTCAATGAAATTAGTTCACCAATTAGCTCAGGATATCCTGGGCAAGCAAGTAAGTTAAACACACGACCATCAGTGTCTCTGATATCAATGTTACTGTTTACTGTAGCTTGTAGTGCTTGAACAACTACTGCACGTTGGGACTTGCGTCCGAATGTTCCAGCGCCGTTTGCTTGGTTAGCACTTTCTGTAACCCAACGATGTGGATAGTAAGCAGCCATTGATTCACCAGGATTTTCACTGTTTCTTTCATTGTCTGCGGTTAAGTCGATGTAGTCACGAACAAATTTCTTAACGTTGAAACCGCTTCTGCGTAGGTTCCATAACAACATACCTTTTGGATATAGTGCTGGATCTGGACAATCTGGATCAACATAATCGCTGGCTAACAAGTCAACGATAGTGCCCGCTTCGTCGCTGTTTGCACCAGCTGTGTTATAACGTGCGTCAGCAAACAATACACCGTCTTCAGTGCTTTGGTCTGTCTTGTCAACTAATTCCCAACGCTTTTCAACTGGCAATGATGTTAGATTTGCATTGAATTTGTAGATAGTTGGGAAGTTTTCAGTGTCACTGGTAT